ACTCCGTCCATTCCATGCTAATTTTTTTCCTATTTCATAAACACCTCAAATTTAAAAACTTTATATATATATTATATATCTAATCTATCATAATGTATATAGGTAAATTTTACTACAATCTCGACACATAATGTGCCCCCCTATTTATTTTTGTCCACTATAGGTTATAATTTAATTGATGAGGAAAGAATTATGGAAACAGGTATGGTTATCACACTCCCGTAGGAATCAACCTGTTTATGGTCACCATAAGCTAAGTCTGAAGCAATCACTATTCGCTCTTTCGTTTTATGCACAAGGAATCCTATGGTGTGGCATAAAGCTGGTTCTTCTAGCTCCTTGTTGGATAGTTCTGTCCATTCCGAGTGCGATTGTGGGTCTAGCCACCAGACTTCGATTTTGGGGAAAGGGTTCTTAGGAAACTTCATATATAAAAAGCTAAAATACTAATTTAATTATGTCAAGTATAGTTCAAAAAAAATTTGCGAAAGCTTCGCTTTTACTTGTATAATAACTTTATGCCTAGTTACACAACTGTAGATAATGTATACAATTTATATCCAAGAGTAGGAAGTCTCTCAACTGTTACTTCATCATCAATTAGTTTTTTTATAGACCAAGCGGAAAATGAGATAAATGGTTTTCTTGTAAACAACTATACTCTGCCTTTTACAAACGGAGCACCGATTATAGAATCGCTATCTACTGAATACTCTCTTGTTAAAATATTAGAAAGATTTTTTACTCAAGAAATTGGAAGTGAAAATTCATGGGTTGCTGCAAGAAGAGAGCAGGTCATGGATTATTTAAACAAAATCAATACAGGAGAAATCGGGATATATAACAATTCGCTTGAGCTTATTACTTATAATGCAGGCGATACTATCTTCTCAAACACAATGAACTACAATCCTACATTCACTATGCTTAACTCTACACTTCAGCAGATTGATTCTGATAGATTAGATGATGAGCTAGATGCTGTAGACAATGAAGATTACAACCCAGCTCTATACTAATGCTAAGAACTGTATATGACCTAAATCAGATTACCAGTCGAGTAAATAGGCTTGATAAGGCATTTGGGGTAAAGAATCGAAGAAGATTAATAAAACAAGCTTCTGAAGATATTCTTCAAGAAATTAGAAGAACTTTTAGAACGAAAGCTTCTCCTGATGGTGAACCTTGGGCAAAATTAGCTCCCAAGTATCAGAAATATAACAACACTCAAGGAGACATTGGAATCTTGTCTGGGCTTATGTTAAATTCGATACCTGGTAAATTTGCAAACAATTCTAGGTTTAAAATGAAACTTACAAGCACAAAGACAGCAACTACATTAGTTATGCAACACTTATTAAAATATGCTGAATGGTTTAACGATGGCTCAGTAGGTGGTGTAAGAAGTGGTGGTAAAGGTCTTAAAACACAAAAACAATTGTTTGGTGTTAGAGTTCAACCAGCTAGACCATTTATGCCTGATTCAGCAGATGTTGATTTTGATACCTTAGAACGACTTAGATTTGACATATTAAAAGAATTTAACAAGAGGTTGAAATAATGGCGATTATAGATTACACAGGAATAGAGAATGAAATTAAATCTTTATTAGATAATGATTCAAGAACTAATTCTTTTGGCGGTAGAGCAACTACAATTGAAGTAGAAGGCGAAGCAATCTTAAATGAAGTAAGTTGTCCACAAATTCAAATCTTTTTAGAAGAACATGAAACATTAGAAGATACAGAAACTATTGGTGGAACTAAACCTTATCTAACATCTTTAAGAATTGTTATCTGGATGTATGATTTTAATTTAGAAAATGTTGGTGGTAGTCAGGCAAGAGATACAATGCTTGGGAAAGTAAAAGAAGTTTTAAAAGAAAACAAAACTTTAAATGATACAGTTTTATATTTTAAATTTGGCGGTGGAGAGTTTGATAATCAAAAAAATACTGCTGGACTTGGGTTTTTTAAAGGTGTATCATTAACTTTAGACTGTGAGGTCAAAGAATAATGAAGATAGAATTTTTAATAGGCGATTTAGAATTAGTAGGATTTGGAGTTACCGAAAAAGGAAAGAAGGTTGAGGTATCTGATGTTCTTGGAGCACAACTTGTTTCTGAAGGCATTGCAAAACCTATAAAAGCTAGTAAAATAAAAGAAGAAACTAAAGTTTCAGAAGGAGATAAATAATGGGCTACGGAATTGGTGGACATTTAGCAATATCAAAACAAAATTCAGTTGGAACAGCAACATCAAATTGGGTGTATATTCCGTTTGTATCTGAATCTCTTACTGAGAATATTGAACAACTGCAATCAGAAAGTTTAAAAGCAATCTATGACAATCCAAATATGTTAGAAGGAATTAATAATGTAACTGGAGATATTGTATTTGAACCACATCCAATTTATTTAGGACATTTCTTAAATGCTTGTATTGGTAATGCAACATCAACATTACAAACTTCTGCTTATCAGCATGAGTTCCTTCCAAGACAAGATGACTTTGATGCTAACTTTGCATTACAACCTTACACAGTAGCAGTATTTAAAAATGTTGGAAGTAGCTATCAGTATACAGATGCTATGATTCACACACTTGCAATAGAAATCACTGCTGGTGGAATCATTAATGCAACTGCAACAGTTCATGCTAGAACATCATCACTACAAAATCCAACAACACCTAGCTTTATTTCAGCAGACCCATTCACATGGAACGAAACATCATTACAAGTAGCTGGTTCAGCTTCAGATGCTTTCGAATCTGCAACAATCACAATTGATAATCCAATTGAAGGAATTGCAACTCTTAACGGAGCTAAAGTTCATTCAAGAGTAAAAAGAACAGGATTTAGAACTATAAATGTAGCTGGAGACCAAGACTTCTCTTCACAAGCTGAATACAATGCATTTAGAGCTCAAACAAGACAAAGATTCCAATTTACAATCACTGGAGACAACATTAGTGCTGGTGGAGCAGAATCAAATGAAATCACATTTGATATTCCACAATGCAACTATACAACTTATGCTTCTCCTGTTGGTGGTCCAGGAAGAATCACAGCTTCTTATGAAGGTAATGGAGAATACGATGTATCTTCAAGCTACTCTCTAAGAGCAACACTAACTAACACTTCAGCTAGTTATTAAATATAGGAGGAAACTCATGAAGTTCACTGTAAAAGATAAAGAAGTTAACATTAACCCTGCGACTCTTAGACAGATTCACGAACTAGAACAACAAATCGGTAGTCTTGCTGACTTAGGCGAGAAAGCACCATTTGATACTATTGTTAAAGTTTTAACTGTAGCTTTACCAGCAACAGAAAACGAAGTAACAGTAGATTGGATTTTAGATAGTTGTTCTATGGAAGATGTCAAAGTGCTTAACGAGATGGTAGCTCATTTTTTAGGGGCAAGCTCCCTCGAGCAAAAATAAAAGAATTAGACATAGTTGATTTCTTTGCTTACCATTATGGATGGTCAAAAAGTCAGACCTATGAGCTTACTGCTCATGAAATTGATAAATTGTATGCTATAATTGTAAAGAGAGCTAAGCAGGCAAACTCAAGGAATCGAAATGGCTAGAAAGAACGAAGCGAAATTTTTTGTAACCCTAGACACTAAACAGTATACTGCCGCTTTTAAAAAACTTGCTGCTGGCAATGCCAACTACATAAAACAACTAAAACTAATGCAACAGCAAGAGGCGAGGTATCGCCAAACTCAAAAAGCATTAGGAGCATCCTTAACTAACCTTGCAAGAAAAACAGAAGTTATAGCTAGAGGTTATAAACACTTTGGAGCAACTCTTTCTAATAATAATAAAGTTGTAAGCACAGCTATCAGAGGATATAAAAGCTTTCAACAAAATCAACAACGAATAGCAACTTCACTTGGTCAAAGCACAAGAGCAATTAAAACACAGACTGCTGCTTTACAACAACAGAAACTAGCTTATGCAGGAATGTCTGGTGCAGGAAGAGCAGCAATGTTACCACCTGTAGAAGGACCTACAAAACCATTTGGTAAAGCAACTCCTATACTACCTCCTGTAGCACCAAGACAAACTTATGAACTAGAAAGAATTAAGAAGGCTACTAGAGAAGCTTCACAAGCACAGAAAGCATTAGCAGGCAATATGAAAGTAGTTAATGGTGTTGCAAGAGTTGGCTCTAAAACGATGGGAGCTTTTGGTTCAAGTATAAGAAATATTGCTTCTTATCTAAAAGCTTTTGCGGTCATTGCGGCAGCTACACAGATTGTGAAATTAGCTGAAGATGCTGGTCAATTAAATAACAGAATCTTGGTTGTATCAAGAAATACAGAAGAATTTAATTCTAACTTTAGAAGGCTTCAAGAAATTGCCAAGAGAACAAGAAGTCCATTGAGAGATACAGCAGTTCTGTTCTCAAGAATGAGAATTGCAACAAAAAGGCTAGGGTATGACTTAGACCAAGTTGCAACTGCGACAGAAAACTTATCTAAAATGATGAGAATACAAGGTGTAGGAGCACATGAAGCTCGTTCCGCAGTGTTACAGTTATCACAAGCCTTGCAATCAGGTAGGTTAGCTGGTGATGAATTTAGAGCTATCCAAGAGATTATGCCTGCACTTCTAGGCGACATTGCTAGAGCTACAGGTTATCCAATAGAACAATTAAAAGACTTAGCCAGAGAAGGAAAGATAACCCCTAAAGTTATTATGGATGCTCTTCTCGATAACACAGACAAAATCAATTTTATGTTTGACAGAACTAAAATGACTGTTGGAGATATGGCTACACAAATTAGAAACTCTTTCTTATCCATGTTCTCAGTAATAACAAAAAACGAAGGTGCAGCAGGAGCTTTACACAGAGTTTATAGGCAAATAGCTGACACTTTTCAATTTTTAGCTGATTCAATAGGATTTGTTGTTACATCATTCTTATTTCTTTCAAGCAGATTTCCTTCTATAGAAGATAAGACTGCGAACCTTACAAAAGAGCAAGAAAAGTTATACGAAGCAATGCAAGAAGGTGGTGCTAACATGGGGGTATTGGGCAAAGCCTTAAAAGCTCTTGGTGTTGAAGTATCTGCCGACCAAAGCTTAATGGCACAACTTGCACAGGGTATCAGCACTGTGAATCAAAAAATGTTAGAGCAAATGGCAGCAGAAGAATTATTAAGAAAAACTAGAGCAGAGCTAAAAGAAACATACGAAAAAGATGGCATAACTTATACTAAAGCAGAATTAGAAGCAGAAACAGAAAGAATAATTAAAGCAATGGAAGAACAAGAACAAGAGTTTGCTAGATATACACAAGCTTTTGGTGATTTAAAAACTGGTATTAATTTAGCTGACACTGTTGAAAATTTACAAGAACTTGGAGAAAGTTTCAGGTCAACAGCTTTTAAAACACTTGTAGAAGATTTCCCTACAGGATTTGGAAATGCGGTCGCCGACACAGTAATGGAAGGTGAAAGTTTAAAAGATGGTCTAAGTAATTTGTTCAAACAATTAGCTAAACAAGTTATAGCTCAAATCGTAGCAATGATTACACAAATGTTAATTATGAAAGCCATAATGGCTTCAATGGGCTTTGGCGGCTTGGCTTTTGGTCAAGGTTTTGCTGGTCAAGGACTTGGTGGATTGTTCGGTGGAATAGGAAAAGGTATAAGCCTGATATCAAAAGGTATTGGCGGATTATTTGCTGATGGAGGTAGACCACCAGTTGGGGTTGCATCTATTGTTGGTGAAAGAGGACCAGAATTGTTTGTGCCAGATACACCAGGAACAATTATTCCAAACGAACAAATAGGCGGAGGCACAATAGTTATACAAAGATTAGAAATTATGCCTGGAGCAAATATAGACCAAGCTCTAATGGACAAACCCGCAACATATTGGGTAGACTTAGCACAAGAAAAAATCTTACCAGCATTAAACACTTTAGGACAAGCTGGTAACACGACAACACTTAAACAGAGGGATTCAAGATAATGCCAATGCTACTAGGAGTTCCAAATTCAAGCTATATCGATTTAACTGATATTGCAGGATATGGATATACATTTGATAAAACATTTGATAAAAAGGACATAAGAACAAAAGGTGGTAAATTATTCACATACATAACACCTGCTTCTACATTTAGAAGATTTAAAATACCAACTACATTTGTTACATCTTCTGATGTGTCATTAGTAAACTCCTGGTTTAGCACAGGAACAGATTTAAGATTTATAGAAGATGATACTTACCCTAACAGTTATTTTGATGTTAGAATAGTAGGAACTTCTGAGCCTTACAATAAGTTTATTGCACCTTATTTCAGGCAATTTTATTCAGGAGAGATAGTAATAGAGACTATTTAGAGGTTTAGATGGCTAAAAAAGGCAGATTTGCAGACAGAGGAACATATAAAATATCAACAGCTCAAGCTACTGATGCAACAACAATAGCAGCAGTTTGGGGAAACAATAACTTTTATTGCACAGAAATATATGTAGATGCTTTCACAACAGCACAAACAAGTGGTACAATCACAGTTGCTTTACATGATGCTAGTGGTAGTTTAGAACATACAATGTTGAAGCTACATGTTCATCAACATGATGCAGCTTCTCCTGTATCAGAACATCAAGATTTAAGACCTAATTTTGTTTTACCAGCTAGTTATAGCATTAGAGTAACATCACCTACTTCAGAAATAACTGTTGAATGTGGTGTAATGGGTGTAACCTACGAGGTTTGATAAATAAATTAGAAAGAGGTAAGATATAACAATGGCTCATGTTTACGATACAGCAAGACAATTTTTAGCAAACGGAAGTGTTGATTTAGCAACACAAACAATTGGAGTAACTCTTGTTAACACAACACTTTATACATTTTCGGCAGCACACGAATTTTTAAGCGATATACCAACAGCAGCACAGATTGGAACAAGTTCACTATCTAATGTAGCTGTAGCATCTGGTAGATTGGATGCAGATAATTTGAATATAGCAACAGTAGCAGTTAATTCAGTAGTGAATGGTGTTGTATTGTTTGTATCAACAGCAGATTCATCTACAAGTCCACTATTATTTATCCAGAGTGAAGGCACAGGGTTTCCACTAACTCCAGATGG